GTCCTTCCCGTCACACATCGCCGCCGCCATCCTCGCAGCACATCCGACCTGCCAGGCCTGCGGCTCGAGGCCGAGCACAGAAGCCGACCACGTCATCCCGCACGCCGAAGGCGGAAGCGACGACATCACCAACGGTCAGGGACTCTGCACCCCCTGCCACGCGGAGAAGACCCGGGGGGAGCAGCGACGGGGGATGGCACGTCGTTCCCTCCATCGTCCCCCGACCCCGCACCCGGGCCTGCTGTAGCCAGCACAGAGCAGGGACAACAGCGAACAACGGTCGACGCTCAGAGGGTGGCACCCCACCCCCTCCCCCCCTATGGCTCCTGCACGGGTCGGTCTGCGGCTGAGGTTGCGTACAGGTCTGGCCGGATTTCCACAGCCCGCTACGGGCACCCCATCGTCCCGCTACGGGAGGCAACGTCATGGCAGGTCGCGGACCAGCACCGAAGGACCCCAACCGCCGAGCACGGCGCAACCAGGAGCCGGTTCCGCTCCGGGTGATCGTCGCCGAACCGGTGGCGCAACCGGACCTCCCAACGTTCCACGTCGAAGAGGACGGCGAGCTGGTCGAGTTCGCCTGGCCGGCCATGACCCAGAACTGGTGGCAGATGTGGGGCGACTCCCCGCTGTCGGACGAGTTCACCGCCTCGGACTGGTCGTTCCTGCTGGACACGGCGCTGCTCCACGCCAAGATGTGGAACGGCAACGCCGGCGCCGCTGCCGAGCTCCGACTTCGGGTCGCCAAGTTCGGAGCCACCCCGGAGGACCGAGCACGCCTGCGGATCACCTTCGCGCAGGCCGACGAGGCCGACGAGAAGCGCAACAAGCCGCAGGGAGGCTCGGCGCGTGAGCGCCGCGGACCGCTGACGGCCTGACCGATGCCATGGAAGCCGTCGGCACCCGGTGAGGTCCCGACGCTCGGGTACGAGGTCATCGACTGGATCGCCTCCTACCTCGCTGCACCAGATCGCGCCGAGTACGAGCCGTTCGAGCTCTACCCGGAGCAAGAGGACTTCGTGCTGCGGTACTACGCGCTCGACCCGGTCACGGGCCGCCGGCGCATTCGCCGCGGGGTGATCTCCCGGCCTCGTGGCTGGGGAAAGTCACCGTTTCTCGCCGCCATCGCCTGCGCCGAAGCACTCGGACCGGTCGTCCCGGACGGGTGGGACGCCAACGGCCAGCCGGTCGGCAGGCCGTGGTGCGAGGTCCGCACCCCGCTCGTGCAGGTCGCCGCCGTGTCGGAGACCCAGACGAAGAACACCTGGTCGCCGCTGCTGGAGATGCTCCAGGGTCCAGCGATCGACGAGTATCCCGGCCTCGAGCCGCTCGACACCTTCGTCAACCTGCCGCGTGGCCGCATCGAACCGATCACCTCGTCGGCCCGGACCGTGAAGGGCAACCGGGCGGTTTTTGCCGTCATGGACCAGACCGAGGAGTGGGTCCGGTCCAACAACGGTCTGCGCCTGGCCGAGACCATGCGGATCAACGCCGCCAAGGTCGGCGGCTCCACCATCGAGTCCCCGAACGCCTTCATTCCCGGTGAGGGGTCGGTGGCCGAGGAGTCCGCCGCCTACTGGGACTTAATCAAGTCGGACAAGTACCCGCTGCTCGACGACGGCCTGTACTACGACCACCGGGAAGCACCGGCGACCACCGACATCTACGACCGCGAGTCGCTGCACGCGGGCCTCGTCCACACCTACGGCGACTCCGCTGACGTGAACGGCGGCCACGTCGACCTTGACGTCATCATCGCCACCATCCGAGACCCTGCGATCGACGACCAGCGCAGCCGCGCGGACTTCCTGAACCAGATCACCCACGCCTCCGACCAGTGGATCTCCCAGGTCGAATGGGCGGCATGCCTCGATAGCGACAAGGTCGTCACGGACGGGGACACGATCACCCTCGGTTTTGACGGCTCCCGTGGCCGCCAGAACGCTCGTCGCACTGCTGACTCCACGGCGCTCGTCGCTTGCCGGGTCGATGACGGCCATGTCTGGCCGGTGGCGGTCTGGTCCGACCCTGGCACCGGGGAAACATGGGAACCGAAGGCCGTGGAGATCGAAGCCGCGGTGCAGATGTGCTTCGAACGGTGGAACGTCGTCGGGTTCTTCGCCGACCCGGCGCACTGGGATGGACACGTCGCACAATGGGAGGCACGGTGGAACCGGCAGCTACCGGTGAAGGCCTCCGCTGCACACCCGATCGAATGGTGGATGACCGGCGGCCGGTCATCCACCACCGTGCGGATCCTCGAGCAGTTCCGCTCGGCCGTCGAGAACGGCGAGATGTCACACGACGGGTCCTACGACCTCACGTCGAACATCCTGAACGCTCATCGGGAGCCGTCCCGCTCCGGCGTGCAGATCCGCAAGCCGCACCCGACGAGCGACCGCAAGATCGACGCCGCGGTGGCGGCAACGCTCGCCTGGGCGGCTCGCATGGCTGCCGTGGCCGCCGGTGTGACCCGACCCGCTGAGACGTTCGTCCCGAGACGGATCCGATGACCCCGAGGAGGGCTGCGCATGATCGACGCCAAGCAGCCGAACTCCCCCGGATGGTGGCTGGAAAGGCTCCTGAAGCAGCTTCACCAGCGGAACGACTCGACGAACCGTCTCGACGCCTACCTGTGTGGGACCAATGGCATCCCGATTACCCGGACGAAGGCCACCCGGGAGGCCTACCAGCGTCTGATGCACATGGCGCGGCTCAACATGGCCGAGCTCGTGGTGGAGGCTCCCCGGGAGCGCATGGCCCCGGTCGGGTTCCGTACTGGCGCAGACGCCGATTCCGCTGGTGACGCCGACGCCTGGCGTATCTGGCAGCGCAACAGCCTCGACGCCGACTCGTCCATCGTCCACCGGTCGATGCTCGGCCTGCGCTACGGCTACGTCATCGTCGGACCGGTCGACCCCGACCTGGGCGAACCGCTCATCACCCCGGAGGACCCGCGCCAGGTCATCACCGAGGCCGACCCTCGCCGCCGCCGACGCACCCTCGCTGGCCTGAAGGTCTGGCGCGACGAGGTCGCCGGCGTGGACCACGCCTACCTCTACCTTCCCGGCCAGCTCGCCAAGGCCAAGCGGGACATCCCCGCCGTCGCCACCGGCGCCACCGGCGGCGACATGGGGTCGTGGTCGTGGGAGAACGAGCGCACCGAGCAGACCGGCATCGGCCGGGTGCCGGTGGTGCCGTTCGTGAACCGACCGGACGCCTTCGGCCGCGGCACCGGCGAGTTCGAGCCGCACCTGGGGGTCCTCGACCGGATCAACTACACGATCTTGAGCCGGCTCGAGATCGCCACCCTGCAGGCCTTCCGCCAGCGGGCCGTCAAGGGTGTCCCGACCGCGGATCGCGACGGCAACCCGATCGACTACGACGACATCTTCTCGGCCGACCCCGGAGCGATGTGGCTCCTACCGGAAACCGCCGAGCTCTGGGAGTCCGGCCAAGTCGACCTTAACCCGATCCGCGAGGCCACCCGGGACGACATCCGAGACCTCGCCGCCGTCTCCCGCACGCCGTTGTTCTACCTCTCCCCGGACGCCGCAAACGGATCCGCCGAGGGTGCCGCGCTGGCGCGTGAAGGCCTCGTGTTTAAGACCTCTGACCGGATCTCGCAGACCTCGGATTCGTGGGAGGAGGCCATGTCCCTCGCCTTCGAGTACAAGGGCGACACCGAGCGCGCCGCACGGGCCGACATGGAGGTCATCTGGGCACCGCCGGAGCGGTTCAGCCTCGCCGAGCGGTACGACGCGGCGTCGAAGGCCCAGGCAGCCGGCGTCCCGTGGCGCACGGTGATGACCGACGTCCTGCAGTTCTCGCCGCAGCAGGTCGATCGCATGGAGGTGGAGCGTTCCGCCGATGCGCTCCTGCTGGCCGACCTGACCCCCGATGCCACCGTCTGACCGCCAGGCGCGGCTCCTCACCACCCGCTACCAGACCCGCACCGCCGCCATCGGCGAGCGCACCGCACGGGACCTCTCCAAGCTCTGGCTGGACGTCGGCTACGACTTCGCCGCGGTCGACGAGTTCGCCGCACGCGCCGCGGTCCTCACCGCACCCCCGAAGGCCACCACGGTCCGTATCGCCTCGGCCTTCTACGGCTTCCTGATGGACGCCAGGCCGGCCGCGGTCAACCCGGCCGCCATCCTCGTCCCTGAACGGTGGCGGGAGCCGTCGATCGCCTTCTGGCGCTCGATCAACAGCGGCAACCCCTACGCCGACGCCATCGAATCCGGCGCGGCGCGAGCGCAGGCCGTCGCTCGTGACTTCATCGTCTCCGCTGGCCGCCGCACCGGCGACCACATCGCAGAAGCCAACGACTACCGGACCCGTTGGCGCCGAGAACTGGACGGCAACGCCTGCACCTGGTGCCAAGGCCTGACCGACCACACATGGAGCACCGCGGAGGAGGCCGACTTCGGCCACGACCGCTGCGGCTGCACCCCTGTTCCCGCCTGACTGCTCGATCCCGTAACGGGAAGCAGCGGTCAGGCACCACCCAACCCGCAACGGGAGAACCATGACCACCGAAGGATCCGCCGAAGCCGTCGTCCCCTCCACGGGCGATGGCACCGCAGAGAACGTCGAACCCGAGACGGGTGGACGTCCCTTGTCCGAGATGAGTGTCGAGGAGCAACGCGACTACTTCAAGGGCAAGGCTCGCAAGGCCGAGGACCGCCTGCGCGACAAGCAGGACCCGGACATCCGCACGCTCCGCAAGGAGCGGGACAAGCTCGCACGCGAGCTGCAGGACCTCCAGGAGAAGTCCAAGACCGAGGCCGAGAAGGCACTCGACAAGGCACGAAACGAGGCCGCCGCGCAGGCACGCGCCGAAGCGATGGCCGAGTTCGGAGCGGAGCGCGTCGCCGACGCATTCCGCATCGCCGCCGCCGGGCGAGACGTCGACGTCGACTCGCTTCTCGACGACCTCAAGGTCGAGAAGTTCGTCGGCGAGGACGGCCAGCCGAACCGCGACGCCGTCCAGCAGTTCGTCGACCGGATCGCACCCGCCCGCGAGGCCGACGACCCAGCGAAGCCGCC